TTAAAACAATATAATATTTTATATTGACACACTATAAAACGCGGAGTATATTTACATCTTGTACTTAAACCACCGGAGATAAAATGAAAACTTACGCAGAATTAAGAGAAATTAACGTCAACGAACACACGGAAAAGAAAGGGTCTCTCACATATCTTAGTTGGGCGTGGGCAGTAGACACGCTCTTACAGAACGACCCGAATGCAACATGGCTTTATTCAGAGCCAGCAAAGTTTGGTGAAACGATGATGGTGTTTTGCACTGTATTTGCATTTGGTAAATCCATGACAGCCCAACTTCCTGTGATGGATTACAAAAACAAATCAATCTCGAACCCAGACAGTATGGCCGTAAATACGGCTATGCAAAGATGCCTGGCGAAAGCTATCGCACTTCACGGAATCGGTCTATATATCTACTCTGGGGAGGATGTTCCTAATGTTGAGGCCGTTGATGTCACAGACATAGTAACAGCCATCTCTGAAGCGAACAGCCTTGTCGCGCTCAAAAAAGTTTATATAGACGCTGTAAAATTCTGCAACGGAAATGAAGTTGCGCTCAAGCTAATCCTTGACGCTAAAAATTTACAAAAAGCTACGATTGAACAAGTAATGGGGGCTGTATGATAGCTCAGAGGTCGCCCGCATGGTTCGCTCAACGCTGTGGCTCGGTTACTGCAAGCATGATGACTGCTGTTCTAGCCAAAGGCAAGGCAGGAGAAGCCCTTACTCGCGAGAATTACCGTTGGAAAATTGTCGCTGAACGTCTGACTGGTAAAACTGAGGAATCATTCTCAAGTGCCGCGACAAATTGGGGTACGGAGAAAGAACCGTTCGCCAGACAAGCCTACGAGGCTCATGCTGGGGTTTTAGTCGATGAAGCACCCTTCTGCACTCACCCGACAATAAAATGGCTAGGTGCGAGTCCTGATGGGTTTGTACACGATGGCTTAATTGAAATAAAATGCCCGTTCAAAACAGAGATCCATTTGGGCTATCGACTACAAAATCAATGCCCGCCTCGATACGTTGCTCAAGTCCAGTGCCAACTTTGGGTNACGGAANGGGANTGGACTGACTTTGTTAGTTTTGATCCTCGTTTGCCTGAACGCATGCAACTTTTTATTTTCAGAGTACAGAGAGACGATAAGTTTATTACGAGCATGCAAGCGGAAACTATTAAATTCTTGGCGCAAGTGGAGCAGACTATTAACGATCAGGAGAAGGTAAAATAATTCTCACTCCGGTGATAAGCGCGAAGAAGCCAAGTGCTAACCAAAGTTGGAATGACTTAATTCTGACAAGCTAACCATAATTTAATTCAGGAGGAACATCATGGCATTTGAAAAACGAGCAGACAGTGGTTCATTATTTAAAAACGATAAAAAAACGGCGGACAATCATCCAAATGCAAAAGGGGACGCGCTAATCGGCGGAGTTGAGTATTGGGTATCGGGATGGACGAAGGTTGGGAAAAATGGGACTAANTATCANTCTCTCTCGTTTAAAGTAAAAGANGGAGCGAAGCCGAAACATGATGACGACGATATATTTTAAAACTGTTAGCACTTCCACTTTCGCAATGCTAAAGCTAGACGAGTAGGATCTCCTTTCTTATCTGTCATTGGCCCATTAACTCCACCCATGCGAGCGCAAAAAGATTTTTTCCTAGCGCCGCCTTGTGGCTGTGGTGGTTTTAGACCGGGCTTACCGGGGTTATCTGCGGCATATGAAGCACGGCCTCTAGCGTTTAACCCGCCAGTTGGAGACTTACCTTCTTTTCTTTGCCATGCGGGAGATTTAGCCATTATCTGTACCTCGCTGTTTTTTTTGCAACGCTTTTTGGTTGTGCTACAAACTGCTTACCTGCTGCTTTACCTGCACGTTTTGCACGGGTGGTTGCTGCATATTCCTGTGGGCTTAACGCTTTAATTGCTGCTTCTGGCAAATAACGCTCTCCCGTTTTAGAAGAAGGTTTTCCTGACTTAGTACGCCACTTTTGATCGCCCCAATCCTTGAGGGATTGCTGTATGNATTTCATTTTTTTGNCTTTTTAGGGGTAGTGTGTGACAGCGTTTTACTCTTAGAAGTGTGCTTTTCTCCCGTCATTACAGAGCCGCCTGTTTTGTGTACGCGACCAGTGTAAGGCTTGCCACTTGGCAAATAGTGCGTGGATGACTTGCTCATGATGTGTACCCTCCACCTGCTGCTTTATACTTCTTGGCTACAAGCTGAGCTTTTCTAGCAGACCACTTTCCTGCGTCAGTGCCTTGAGCTGATGATGCTTTTACTTTGGCAACAACCCGCTTACGCATAGTAGGCTTTGTGTAATTATTAGCAGAATTAACTTTTGTTTTAGGCTTTTCAGTCATGGCTTACTCCTTTATAGTAATGTATATTAAAAAGTGTATGACTACTCATCGTATTGAGGATTCTTCTCTAATCCATTGCTGGAGCGAGTCAAGCTGTTCTTTATTTTTATGACACGCATCGTAGTTTGTCCCGATGGTGGTGGCAATTTCTGGAGTTCCAACGATGGGCGCATCAACAATTCTGGTGGGGTCGGGAAGACCCGGAGCATTTTGGGCGGCTGCATCGTGCCACAGGCGGAAGCCACCAGACAGAAAAGTATCGTGATCAGCTTTAATAAAATTTGGGATTGCATTATTAATCTCCTGTGAATTTTTCTCCACTGTCTTGATACGGTCAACGTACTTTGTAACGACCCTCTGTGTGACAACGGTCTGTCTCTCTGCTATCTCAATACCTTGCTTGTAGGAGGCTATTACAGCGTCTTTACAGGCAGATGTACCCCATTGGTGACCCACGTATAACCCACTTAAAAATAACGCAATGACAAGGCTTAGAACGCCTGTTATTTTAGTTGCTAAAGGTAACGCTGTTAGAAATGGGAACATTATTTTCCTTTTGTCCACATAGGGTCTTGAAAGTGCGCTTGCTCTTTTAATCTACCAACCCACCTTGCCGATGCTGAAAGACCTACTTCTTCTCCACATGTGATTACAATATACCATGCTGGGTGCTTGCTATCCCACATCAATTTACCCGCAATCAAAGGTACGCAGTCGTAAGCCGAAGCCTGACCAAGTTTGTTGGGGTTATGCGCTGACTGACCAGCACGTGCGTTAGTGACTATTTTGCCAGTCTTTGTGCGTCCGATTGCGTACAGCTCATCTTGCTCCAGATTTGAGCGCAATGTGCAGTAGATCAACAAATCAATTCCATTTACTTTACATAACTGTACGTGTTCTGTGGCCATCACAAACATGGCAGGGGTTAGGTCTGCAACACTTCTGCTGCTCATTTTTTTAATCCTATGGCTATACCCACGCCCCCGATCAGTGCGCCTATCCCTGTTCCAAAATCAAGAGCCGAAAATACTCCCCCTTGTACAACAGAGTAGATTGATAAACCGATAGCGACAGCAACGGACGCTAATGCAAGATAGCGATACAAGTCGTGCGTTTCGTTGTCTGACTCCGTGAGCAGTTGTTTAACTATTTTCATTATATGCTCAGAATGATAGCATAAGCCACATAACCGAATCCCAGTCCCCTACATATAAAAAAAATTCCATTGTCGTTCTCCGACTGCTTAACTATTTTCATTTTATCTTATCTTGTTTTCTGTCAAGTAAATCGTAGATTCTAGCTAAAGCTAAATCAATTTTATCAAACCTAGCCTCTATATCTACTTTACGAACATAGTTAGTCGGCAGATCAATCTCGATAGATTTAATATTACCTTTTAATTGTTCAGTAGCTTCCCATAATTGACGTGCAAACCAACCAGCACAAGCCATTGCAACAGAAAGACCAAAATTAATTAGGGTTTGGCTATCCATAAAAAAACCATAAAGGAAATCCAACTAATGTCAAGACAATAACTAAAAGAATAACCGGAGTGGCATAAGAAACCTTGATTTTCTCTAGTCCTATGTCCGCAACACGATCGGCTTCTGCATATACACGTTTAACTTTCTTTACGGTTTTAATCATATTGCACCCCTAATTAAAAAATAATAAGTCAGTACCGCTCCAGTTATACCGATGTTCCAGAAGGCGAGATCCATGTTCCACCACACTATCTGGTTATGTTGTCTGTACTCTCTATACATTGCAAACAAGCCAATTACAGGTGCTATTGCTAGAGGGTAGAATAACACAAGTAGCACGAATCCAAAGCCTAGCCCAAAATGTGCGGATTGGTCAATTAACTCTCTAATAAATTTGTCCATTGTTTCTCCGTATTTTGTAATAAAATCTGCTCATTTGATCGTAGCATCTCGTTTCTAAATGATTCTATTGCCGCGCCTGTTTCTCTACCTACTTTGCTATTTTCTATTAGAAGAACTGGTGTCCAACAGAAGGCACAATCGCCATTAGAAACCGTCTCTCCAGTCTGAGGATTCTTTCCTTGCACATGAACCCAGAAACGACATTTAACTAATTCTCCATCTCTAATAGCGCCATCTTCTATACACTCAGAACCCATTAGCGGACATAGTATTTTAGCGTCTTTAGCCATTAATCCTTACTTGCGATAATAAAGTCGTAAAATTTCAGCCCTTGTGTTAGAGAGTGAGAGTGTCCACCACCGCCACCAGTGGACGCTGATGTTGTAGTAAATGTTCCGTGAGCGTTATCATCAGGATTTTTTACAGCACCAGCAGGAAGGCTTCCTTGAACAAAGTCATTTGCACCTGTCCAAGAGCTTGTATGCGTATGTGCTGGCATATCGGCAGTAAGTAATGTGTATGCTCCAGTAGCCGTTTGCCCATTCCATGTACTAAAAGCGACTGAACCACCACTAGGAGTAACTGAGCCAGTAACAAACCTAAGAATAGAATCGTCAATCGCCGCAGTCGTGTCTTTAGTCCAACCAAGAGGAGCAGCCGTTTGTTGAAAACCAAGTCTAGTACCAGAAGCGAATGGAGCTGTAACAACAACCGCTACGCCATCGGCTTTTTGATACTTAGTCACAATCCAATTACCGGATCCAAGACTTCGTGCTTCGTATCTGTCATTTGCTGCCGTGGTGATGTTTGCTACGCCAGGCAAAATCAAAGATGTCGCGTTATGGGTAAGGGTTAATGCGCCAGTAAAACGTCCTTTTCTGTTTATCCCTTCTGCTACGGTGTCGAATGATGTGATCGTGGTCGTGCCGCTTATATCTACGTTCTCAGATATAGCCGCGCCGATTGCGGTAGACGTTGCGCTTGCGACTATGACCGTAGTTGCTGCAACGGTGTTGGCGTAGAGTTGCGCTATGAACCCAGCATGAGCGCGTTGGTAATCGTCAAGCGAAGAAGGAGACTCTGAACCAGCAGGCCCGTTACTGGCTATGGTAGTTGACAAATCTGTTATGAGTGTTGGTACAGCCATATATGCTCCTTATTGATTCTGTGTAGTTAGACCTGCTCTGACCGCAGGATTAGCCAGTAATTCAGCCAGTCTGCTTCTTTGTGGTTTACTCAATTCAGCAAGCGCTTTAGATGCGAGGTCAGGATTTTGCATCAGCAGATCAATCCGACTATCTATTCTTCCCTTTGCGCCAGTGCTGGCTAGGTTCAATGCTGCCATCGCTCTTGGACTTGCTTTTATAGTATCTCTTACAACTGTTAGCATGTTAGACCTTGCCATTTTCTGCGCGGTATCAGATCCAGTTCCTCTTCCGAGATTCTGCAAATCTTGGTGCTTTGATATTTCACGTGCGATTTGTCTTACTGTTCCAAGATTCTCAGGAGTAAAGACTTGCGCCGGTTGCTGTTTCATACCAGAAACCGATCTTGCTGCTAGTGGTATATTTTTATAGGCTTGCAGGAATTGCAACGGCGCTTGTTTCGCTTCGCCTCCATGTTTTGCTGCTTCACCAGTAAGCGTATCAAGCATGCGCTGAGCTACTGTCATTTGCGTTATAGGCTTGGACTTGTCTGCGAATATGTTGTTGGCCTTAATGTATTCAGGAGACTTGGTTTCCATGAAGCTCAGATAGTCATTTTTTAGTTGCATCATAGCTCGCATTTGCGGCCCTTCTGCTTTGCTTATTACTTGATCTATCCCTTCTTTCACGGATTGCAGATCTCCGCCTTTTACAATTCTGCCGGTTACTTCGTTGGGGATAGTTGGCGTTATTGCAGGCACTCCAGGCTTAAATAAGCCAGGCAGTATCGGAGCTTCTCCGTAATAATCGTCTGCGGCNTTNTTTAATTGACTAGCTGCGTCCTTTTCTCCGCCGCCAGATAGGCGTTGTATCTCGTCTCGTAAGGACTGCGCTCCACCATCAACATCGTCTAAGACTGTTGGATTCATATGACCACTCTCAACTAGGCGCGAGGCCATCTCGTCCAGCCCTTCACCTTTCTTAGTAAAGACTCCACCCTGAACGCCCATCTTTGTGATCTGATTTTCTCCAAATAAATCTTTTGCTTCTTTCATTGAAATGCCACCCAGTCTGCGTATTTCAGATAAGAGTCCTTTGCTAGGATCTTCTAAAATTTCCACCGGAGCTGAACCCAAATCAACATCTGGCATCGTTGGACGCATTGAGTTTTGCGCCTCAATGTCTGCCAAAGTCATGCCCTTTGTCGGCACTTGCTCGGTAACAGGTATTGAGAATGGCCGTCCTTGCGTGGCAGCAATTTTTTGTGCATGTAGCAAAGCGCCATAAGGTCTTGCCCTTGTCATTAGATTTTCGCCCTCTTTTCCGAGCATGAATGGCTTGTCTTGCATCCCAGTATATAAGTCAGATACCGAGTCGTTGCGGTTGGCAATTAGATTATCTAAGGCGTCTTTTCTTGTTGCTTCGTCTGCACCACCGGCCATGCGTTGCATTGCTGCTATTCGCGCATCACGTTGGGCTGT